GGGAGTTCTCGATGTACCATTGTCCACCAGGACCTTTGAATGCGTGACTCCAGACCTTTGCCCAAGGCATCTCTTCTCCATCAGGAGCAGGCAGGAATCGGATAACAGCATAACCATTGCCAGACTTATCCATCTCTGGTTTCCAGAAACGCTCGTCAGCAGATGAACCAGCAGCAGGCTGATTCAGTTTTTCAATCTCCTTTGTCAGTTTGGCAAAGGTATCTCCCTTGCTTGACGACTTCTTGAGACTTGCGAAAGACATTTAGTATTCTCCGTATTTGTTGTGTGTAGTTGGATTGTTTGCTACTGGGTTATCGTAGCATACTATGTATCAGGTGTCAACTTCCCTCTGTGCCGCTTGTTCAAGTGTCTCGAACATGGCATCCATGCATTCTCCAAGGTCGCGATACCCAAACGCTTGAGAGAGTGCATTAATCCTAGTCCTCATGTCTGCTGCCTCAGGATCTTCTGATGAAGCAAGACACAATCGACCATAGAAAGTCTTTTGTTTGTCGATAAGAACCTTACAGTCTTGAATGTGCTCTAATCGCTCTTCTCTATCCATCTTTCCTAGTTGGGAAGTCATTGATGCGACTTCCTGATAAGTTTCAAAGATGTCTTGTAAATTTGTTTGTACTTGTTCCGATTTAAAAAAACTCATAACTTTGTTCTTATTACTGTCAATATTTCTTCCCTGTATTTGCTGCAATCAACTTTTATAAATGGTTGATACTTCAGTACTCTTCTACGAGTCTCTTTCCAAATAGGATCTTTTAGTTTCTTGTCAAATGCTTTGACATATCCTAGGCAAGTTTCAAATACAACGAGTGTTTCTAACGTTATCTCTCCCGAAAGATAATGTTTAAGGAGTGGAGGGTGACTACCTTCTTTTAGTTCAAAGATCTTGTCAAACTTATCTTGATACGGGGATTCAAAATATGTTAATAGAAGATGTACATCCTGTTTAAATTTATACGAGAAAGACTCTTGATTAATTCTCCACCTTTCGTAGTTACCGTCATTAAATGATCTGATATATCCCTTAGGATTATCCATAAAATTAGCGACAAAGTAGTCTAGGATTTTACTCCCTTCATACTTTGTCGCTAGTTTTTTAAAGAAATAGCGGTCGCGACGTTCTTCAAATGATTTTTCAGAGGCAGATACTTTGCCTTTATACTTTACAAAATCATAAGAGTCTTTGGTGAAGTGCATTTTTAATGCAAGATACATTTGATACACTTCAAATCCAGTCACAGTGGCAATACTCCTTTTGATCTTTTCTTCATGTAGTTTAAACGCTCTGCTTCATGTCGCAGACGTTCTTTGAGGGGTTTAGACATCAACTTAGGGACAGTTTCTATTTCAATCTCATTCTCTTGGCAGTAAGTTACTACTGCCTCAATGTATGAAATCAAACCATCACTCCTTTTAACTAACCTCTCAATCTCTTGAGAGAATTTGATGGGAGTAAGAAACTTATCGTCTCCTTGGTCTTTAGGCATAAGTTCTTCCCCTAACAAATTCTTCAATGTAGGACTTGAGTAATTGTAAATAGTCATCAAGATTGTACTTCTCAAACACTTGAATAGTTCCTTCTTCGGTGGCGATAATTGTGACAATTTTCTTTACCTCTAAACCAGATCTTTCCAGGAACATTGCTGCATATGCAGTCTCTTGAACAAAATAGTTCTCGATGTATGATTCCTTTTTTTCTTTAGTTGAAGTTTTAAAATCGATTACTGCCAACTCACCATCGAATTCAGCGATACAATCTACCCGACCCGCTAAACCTAGGTAATGCGAATACAAGAATGTTTCTAGACAATGAATATTGTCTATGCGATCTAGCGTAGATTTTGCTGACTGAAACATTCTAACAGACAATGGGTTATTTGTCATGTATTGTTCCAAATCTAATACACCTTTGATATAATCTTCGGTGATGCTATGAAAGGCAGTGCCTCTCTGTGTTGCTCTAGCAGTAATACGATTCGCTTCAGTTTCACCAATTTTCTTGCGCCATTTTTTAAAAAAGTCTGCGCTCTTATACGATGTGATTGAAGTTACACTCGGATAATATTTATCTGCACCAGGGATAGGATAGTATCTGACTCCATCATCATTCACAGCTTGAACCTCAACGTGTTCGTTGAGGGCAACATCAATAAAATTAAACATCAGAAACCAAGATTGTATTTTGTAAGTAGATAAGATTTAACTAAACCTGAGCGAACAATATCATCGATACCAAACTCAACGCAAGTAAACTCACGCATCTGTTGAAGGATGTTAATGAAATCCGATACTCCGTTCTTTTCATTACTCTTAACCAAATCAGATTGAGTAATGTCACCACAGAACATGATCTTAGAGTCCTCACCGATGCGAGTAATCATAGAATCTAATTCATGAAAGTTGAGATTCGAGAACTCATCGACAATAACAATGGCATTGTCAAGAGTAACTCCACGGATAAAAGAAGTAGACCAAAATGAAATAGTCTCTTGCGCTCGGAGGTTGTCATAAAGCATTTCAAACGAATTGTCGTCAGGCATACTGAACATATATTTTACCATGTTCTTGTATGGAATCTGATATAAAGCAGACTTATCTTCATGATCCCCAGGAAGGAAACCAATCTCTCTTGTAGGTACAAGAGACCTTACAATGTATATCTTATCATAAGGAGTGTATTCGTCAAGCACCTCTTGTAGAGCAAGATAGAGTGTAATAAACGTCTTACCTGTACCTGCAGCACCATGCAACAGCATGTGTTGCCCTTCATTGTACTGCTCAAAGACAGTCTCCTGATTAGGAGTCAATGGTTTAATAGGAACCATGTAACTCTTATCAAGAGGTTTCTTTCTCTTAATCTGCTTTGCACTCATGTTAGAAGGAACAGGATTGCTCGTAGTGTTTCTCTTTCTTGCTCTTGCCATATCAAGTAAATCTACTGAGGTTTGATTTAGGGTGTGCTGCTTGGACTTTCGACATTACTTCCTTGAATCCATCGGATTGTTTGGGTTTACCGTAAGTCGTACCTGCAACACCAGCGTGCCAATCTTTATCCCAATCAGGATTATCTACACGCCACTGTTCATAATCGGCAACGGTCTTGCGAAATTCTTGTTTTTCACCCGTGACCTTATTTATTACATTATATAAAGGCATTATGCTTGTTCCTTGTTGAATAGTTTACGACACTTTTTAACTTCTTTGAGTTCGTCCTTGATCATTTGGTAGGCATCCTCAGGAGTAATTCTCCTTGACATCTCCATAGCAATAGTGTACTCAACTCTAGTGCCAAAATGTTTGAGTGCTTCCTCAAATGAATTTAGTTCTTCATACATCAGTCGATCCTCAGAGCAGGTTGAATGCAGTTGCACTCGTCAAGATGTTGAGGGCATCCGCAATCACCCTCAGGACACCACTCAAGCGCCTCAGAGATGACTGGGAACTGACAGATGAAATGCTGCTTCGCAAGTTCTGCAATGTCCATGTGCTCCTTCTGGGTGCCGTTGGAGGAACGCAGTTGGATGTAATGAATCCAATTTCTGAGATTTCCCGACATGTACATTTTTGTCCCTACGCATAAAGGAAGCACATTACGTGCACACTCCTTTGCAATACCAGACTCAAGCATATCTTGATACAAATTCATCGACTCTTTGAAGTGATGCTGCATCAAGATCTCATACTTCTGTTTGGTAAACGGATCAACATCGTCAATAGAGTTCTGACGATTCTTGGTGTCTTGTCGCCTGAGTTCTGGGAGAGGGATCTTCTCCGAGAGTAAGGAAGAATCAGCATATCGTTGTGAAAATTCTTGGAATGTGAAACTCCTATGACGTAAAACTTGAGCTGCGATTGCACGAGTCGTGTGAATCTCAAGAGTCATAGACGCTTGCTCAAACACAGACCAGTGTCCATGCTTGATACAATACTTAAGCAGTCCAGAAATTTTAGGATTCTCCTGGTTAGCAGGATTGCTCACACGAGCGATGTATCCAATCGTCTTCTCTGCATCAGGAGTGACAGAGATCAAACATACTTTAGTCATTCTTTATCAATAATAATACGAGCGAGGACAAATAAACCTAGAGATTTCAGGTATCCAATAGTCGCAAGACCGAAGATACCTGGCAGCAACCAGTTCCATAGTAGCATAATAATCAGAGGTTTGCCAAAGAAACTGAAGACGGCAACAATAGCAGCTGCTCCCTCTTCTCTTTGCTTTTTAATCTCTGCTTCTTCTTCACTCAGTTGGATCTCTTCTTCTTTCTGTTGAAATGCACGTTTATCAAAGTAAATCGTCATTTGCTTTTCTTTTTCTGCTTTTGATTCGGATCTTGCCATGTTCTGGGATTAACTCTACCTTCGGTTGCTGTCATATTAATTAGGTCTTTTTTATATAAGTCCCAATAATGATCAAAAATTTCTACTTGTTTACTAGAAGAAACGATATCGAACTTGGTGATACCGTCTTGACAGTACTCAATTATGAATGAGGTATATGGAAGTGACCGATCTTGTGCAAGAGATGGGTCACATTCCTTGTGAATAACGTTCAACCTCTCTTTCCCCATTCAATTTTTGGGAATGCTTCAGATACAACTGCTTTGGTAATCCTTTTGTACTTGTCATTCATACGACCATCTTTACACAGTACAAGAAGTTCTGCTTCTTCCTCAGAAAGACCTTCTAGCAATTGAACAAA